GGCGTCGATAGCACACCTAAATTACCCAAGAACTCAGACAGGACTACAGGTTCTGGCATAGCTACGCCAAAGAACTCTACAGGCAAGGCTGGCTCTTCTTTGTAGTTGTGTGTGAACGGTACGCGTAGGACACGGACCACGTCTGCAGTGACCGAAGGGTCAGCGAGAAGGTCGTTATCCACACAGGCTTTCTTCAGTCGCCCCGCTGCGTCAACCCACTCCACTGCCGAAACTGCTTCAGCCAAGGGCCAGTAGACATGTACGCCTCGGCCGCTGTTAACCATAAGAGGTTTAGGCAGGGATAGTTCTTTACAGAAGGAACGTAGTGCGTCTACCGCCAGCTTCTGCGAAGGGTATTCCTTCAACGGGCCACAGTCCAAGTCGATGAATAGGGACTTCAGCTCGTGTGCGTTTGGGCCTTTGCGCCCTGCGTCTTTCGTCGCCTCTTTGAATGTGCTCAAAGCGAAGTATACGTCAAACCCGTCTGCATCAAACTTCTGAGATGCACGTTCAACTTCTTCTAGGGTGTCGTAAAACTTCTGTATGCGAGTGTTGTCTGCTTTGCGAGCGGCGAATACGCAGTAGTGTCCTGTACTACTAAGTAAGCCCCCCAAAAAATCTAATGTGTTCATTGCTGCTACTCCCAAAAATATGTCGTGGCGGGCTCTGAAAGGGTAACAAACCCGCCACGACTACCTATCGTTTACGTTAGAAGACTGACCCCTCAGTCGTCCCAATCGTCCACGATAGATGATAGATCGACCTCGGCGGCAGAGGGAACAGCAACCTCTTTCTTCTTGGCGACCTTCGTAGGCTCAGGCACAGCGTCGAGATCAATCTCGTCATCTGCAACTGGACCATCACGCTTAACTGAAACCTTATCGGTTTGGGACACAGTCAACGTAATTGCTTTGATAGCGTCGTCGCTATCTTTCATAGACACAGCCTGCTGTAGTTCTTCCTCAGTCAACGGACGGGATGGCTTGAAGAACAGTTTCGGTGTGTCGCTGTTTTCGTCAAAGTACATATGCGTTACCACAGCGATAGAAGGCGTCTTGTGCGCTCTAAGATACTTGGCGTACGCTTGCATGCCCATCTTGCCGTCCTTGGCTTCGCCAAAGATAGAAGTAGCTGGCAGCTGCAGCTGGTACACAGTGTCTAGTTTTCCCGGAAGTAGAACTGCGATGCGCTGGTTGAAGCGGCATGCACGGCTCTCGCCTTGACCCGAACCCTTAATGTTCTGTGGGCAATCCATGCAGCGAGACGCTTGACGTGTATCTGCAGGTACTTCCTTAGCAGGGGCCTGTGTATCAGGGGACCAGCATGCGGGTGGAGCAGGGTTCTCAGGATCGTAGGCACCTGAGTAGAACGTACGGGACAGCTTCGCTGCGTTAACTACGATGACTTCTAGTACGCCGTCACTTTTGACGTTGACCTGCTCACCACTGACCATCTCACGAAAACGTCCACCACGTAGACTGATACGGTTTGACCCACCGCCACCGCCGCCACCGGAAAGGTTATCGTCTGCTTCTTGTAGTGATTTGAACAAGTCGCTGCTCACTAGGGAATTACCTTCCCCAAACAATGCTAAATCTGACATATTATTCTCCGTCGTTTTTTGTTGTAGAGGTACTTACTTGCGCCTCTTTTGGTGTAGCAGTCAAGGCTGCTTCGACATCGTCCATCCGAAAACGGTAGACTTCGCCAATTCTGATGTAGGTATCGGCAGGGATTTGTCCTGAGTGTACCCACTTGCGAACGGTGGATACGGACACTCGGAAGTATTCCGCCACCTTGCTAATATTCGCGTACGGTGTTTCGATCTTAGTCATTTTTTCCTCACAGAAATTGTGTACTCAGAGTCCACATTGAGGCCCGGAGGTAGTTGGTCTGGGTTCTCCTCAAGGTACTGACGTACATGGGTTTGGTTCAAACGCTTCTCGAAAAACTCTGGCAGTTCATGCTCCATGATAAAGGAGTGCATAGATTCCCAGTCGCTCGTCCAGTAACGCTGTTTAACGCTGCGGTAGAACAATCCAGATGCAGTGCGAACACTGTCAACCTCATGTTCCTTGCAGTAGTCGAGCAAGGCGGACTTAACCTTGTCTTGCTTTTCCCGAAGTTCGCCTTCTTCTTCTTTGTACTTGGCACTTAACTCCAAACGCTTGTCACGTATCTTAACGTACGCGCTGACGAGCTTATCGACTGATACAGTCATATCCATTCTCCGTTTTCTCGTTGTATAACTGTTATATGGTTACTTATAGTAGTTAGTCAAGCGTTTCTTTGTATAAATCTATCATAGCGGAGTGTATGTTGATACGCTCGTCCAGCATTTTGTATATGCGTTTCTCTGCTTTGGAGCCTGCGATCTGGATTACCGTACATTTATGCTTCTGACCGGCACGGTGGATACGTGCGTTGGCTTGTAGGTATGTCTCCAGAGAAGAGGTTGGGCCCCACCACACAATCGTGTTGGCTGCAGTGAGGGTTACGCCGTGCGCCGCAGACTGCGGTTGGATCACTAGCACTCTAGGATCGGCTTCGTTTTGGAACTGCGCAAATATCTCTGTGCGTTTAGATGCAGGTACGTCTCCACGTATAACCTCGGTCGTGATACCATCTTTGCGTAGCTTCCTCGTCAGCATGTCGATAGTGTGCCGAAACGGTACGAACACCAGAACTTTCTGGCTGCTCTCGTCGATAGTCTCTTTCAGTGCTTGGTAACGGTTCTTGATGTCGAACTCTATGGAGTCGCCGTCGTCGGTGTATACCGCCCCCGCACTTATTTGCAGTAGCTTGTTCATGTTGATCGCGGCGTTCACGGAAGTCACAGATTCACCGGCTACTTGCATGAGCATCTGCTTCTTCAACGTGTTGTAATACTTCTTCTGCTGCGCGGTCATTTCGACGAAGCGTTTGGTGTACACCATGTCGGGCAGGTCGAGACATTCTTCCTTCGTAAACCTAATCGCGGGCTGCAGTGCGAGGTGGACTGTATCCTTGGCGGTCTCTTTGGGTTTGTAGGTGAAGTGCGTAACTTTCTGCATCACCATGTCCCTCCATGCCCCGTAGAACCTCGGGACAGACAGCGGGTTGACCAACTTAGCCAAGCCATAAGCATCGACAGGGCTTTGTGCAGCGGGCGTACCCGTCATCATCCATAGCCAATCATCTTCTTTGATTAACTTGTTGAGGGTCTTCCATCGTTTCGTCTGCGCGTTCTTATAGTGGGTAGCTTCATCAACGATGAATAGATCAAACCCTCCTGCGGCAATCTCGTCTTGGACAACTTCTACGCCGTCATAGTTGATGATTACGAACTCGGCACCGGAGTTGATGATCTTCTTGCGTTTCGCTTTGTCGCCGTGCGCAACGTCAACCGTGCGGTGCATTGCAAAGGAGAACAAGTCGTTGCGCCATGCGCTATCCATGATCGACAGGGGGCAGATAACCAGCACCCGTTTGACCTTGCCGATTTTTATCAGGTAGTCCGCTGCCCAGATAGAGGACGCAGTTTTACCCGTACCCTGTTCGTTAAAACAGAACGACTTCTTGTTGAGTGTAAGGAACGACGCGGTGTCCTTCTGGTGCTCGAACGGCTTATGCTGCCCCGTCCATCGGTACCGTTTTGTGATTGGTGACGGGGCAGTTATGTTTAACGACCTAAGCGATAGGACTTCGTCGAGCCCCCACTTAACTAGAACCTTGTTCATAGGTAGTTCCTTGCTATTGGGGATCATTGTTGTGATCTGCTTTGGGTTACGCACCCGCAGCATTATTGCTTTATCCTGCAAAATTTTCATATTGTTCTCCGTAGTAGTGGGTCACTACCGTTTTTTCTTGGGGCTGCTCAAAGCACCACCAGCGGCTCGGTTCTTGTTACGGCTCTGAACGGTTACTCCGTCCTTATTGCTGCCGCCCTTACTCAACGCTTTCTTGTGAGCGATGTCTTTACCTTCGCGCTTGTCGGCTTTGCCGTTCTTGTTGGCATCCTTACCGTCCTTGTCCATTGCGCGACGTGCACGTTGGCGTTCCATGCGATTCTCATGTTCGCCTCGTGCTTTTTGTTGCTCGTACTCTTTCTTGTACGGGCGGGGTTTGTTTACATATGGCATCAGTTTGCTCCATTGTGGGGGCACTCGACCACTTGGCAATAGCGTTTGCATAGGCCCGAAGGTTTCGGGTTCCATACATCCACTTCGAATGCTTTCTCCATCCTAGCATAATTAGCCAGCCATTTGCTCCATAAAGATTGCTGCAGGTCGGCTCCGTATTCGGCTTTGACTAGGCTTTTTGCGATGACGAACAACAACCCTGCATGTAGCTTGGTGACTTCGGGGTAGTGCTTGAAGATAGCCAGTGCCATCAACTCAAGTTGTCCTTTGTCCGCGTACTTAGCAGACTTGCCCGTCTTGTAGTCGATTATCCAGCCCACTCCAGTATCTTTGTCTATGATTGCAAGATCGACGATCCCACGAAACCATACGTCTTTAGCAAAGAAACTGCAGGGTTCTAGGTCCGCGGTCAGACCCAGCTTCTGCTCGACAATCTTCTCACCCTGCTTATTGTTCAGGGAGTCTAGTGTTGGTTTGATAAAGGCGAACTGCGCAGGGAGGGGAGTACCCTCTCCGATATAATCCTCACACGCCTTATGGAACTCGGTACCGTAGAGCATGGCAGTAGACTCTTTGTACGGGTACTGCTTCAGAACCTTCTCATGGTAGAACTGTTTGGGGCACTGCTCAAAGGCTTTGATCCGGCTAAAAGACCATGGCGCTGCTTTAGGTGTCATTCACAATCTCCATATGATTTGCCCGTGCCACTCTCGCAATCGACGGGTAGGCCCTCGGCCCAGTCAGGTGTCCAACGCATGCAAGTCTCTACAAACGCTCGGGCTTCGGGTACCTCGGCGTCGGGAACACAGCATAGAATACTGTCGTGCACCGTCAACACTACTTGGTATTTCTTACCTATACGTAGCATCTGTTCACCTATGATGCAACGGGCTATAGCTTGGCACACGTTCTCGATGATTTTACCGCCATACAAACGAGAGCGCATACGTCTGGTTTTGTATGTGTACTCGAACCCTTTGTCAGACTTTTCCCCACGCAACTCAGGGTAAAAGATACTCAGGCCATTCGGTACTATGAGTGCGGTGTTTTCGGCATCGACCGTGATGACCCCCTTCTTACCAAACGACATGGCGCGACCCTCGGCCAAATTCTTCATCATGTTGTTGGCATCTCTCCAGACCGTATTGATCTTGAAGTTGGACTCTCGGTAGATAGAGATAATCCGCTTCGCTTCCACCTCGGACACTGAGAACCCAAAGGACTGTAGCTGTAGGCCGAACTTCTCCCAACCCATGCCATAGCCAGCACCTAGAATAGTCGTCTTACCCACGAACCGCTGGTCTTTATTAACGTCCTCTACGGCTACGTTGTAGATGCTCGACGCCATGTACTTGTATACGTCCTCACCTCTGGTGAACTGATCCACAAGATCGTCCTGCCCAGCGAACCATGCCAATACTCGTGCCTCAATTTGGGAGGAGTCGGCTTCGACAATGGTGTGCCCCTCGGGGGCAATGATAGCTCTCTTCAGCTTCTTACCATTTTGCCCACGACTAGGCAGGTTTTGCAGGTTGATCTTATCCATGCCTCCCCACCGACCTGTATGCGCTGCGTAGTATTTGATCGGCCCCGGGAGTAACCCACGTTTAGATATGCCTATGAACCTCTCCGTACGTGTTTCCTCTAGGGTGGACTTGTTCCCTAGACGTGCTGCTACCAGCGTCTGTACACGGTCGTCCTCGTGCTCTTGTAACGCCTTGAACTCTGTATCAGTTTTGGCAAACGCGAACGTCTCCTTGCCTGTTGTGGCACTAATCTTCATGGGGGGCACCACGCCAAGCTCCAGTAGCATACCGGCGAACTTGGGGTTGGACATCAGGTCTTTCTTGTCCTCTACCCCTGCTTCCATGAGCAACTTGTCCTTGCGGTCACGTGTGTCTTCGAGGTGCTGCTCCAATAGGCCAATGTCCAGATCAAGCACAGGGTGGATGAACATGCTCAATGTTGCATGGATTAGCTTCAACTCTTGTCGTGGGAACTTAGCCCCCATGATCTTGAACAGTTGATACGTCAACTCTACATCTTGGATGCAATACTCCCCGTATTTCTTGGCCTCTTCTGCAGTGAAATCGGCGGGGCGTTTACCCTTAGCGGCGAGTACCTCAAACCCCTTCTTGCCAATACCGTACCGTTCAGACAAGGCTCTAAGGGACGCAGGTTGGTCCACTCCGTGCAAAGCTCTACCCATGCACATCGTATCGAACCACACCTTTGGTTTGACACCGTACAGCCAGCTTAGGATAGCCCCGTCGAACATTGTATTCTGCGCAACGATACCTGCATTAGAGAAGTCGATGCGCTCCAGCAGTGCTTTTATCTGGTCTGGGTCATTCGTGTACTTCGTAGACTTGTCGTTCTTCTTGACGGCGAGTCCGATAACTTCGAAGCGCGGATCACGTACATAAGCCTCTGTTGTCATCTTACTCAGGGAGAACTCCTGATCGTAATAGGTCTCGAAATCTAGGGTGTATATGTCCATTACTCGGCCACCTTCACGCAGCTCTCTTCTGCGTAGTACGCATCTATCGCAGCTTCGACCATATACTCCGCGAAGGAGCCAAACCCACCAGACGTCATGCGTTTAACTATTCCGAAGTATACCTCCTCAGTCATACCGCTCGTAATGTGTTTCTTTAAGCCACCAACTCTAAATGCAGGGTTGTTCATTATGAGCGTCATGCGTTCTTCACTGGTGTACTGCTTACGCCCAGCAACCACATCACCGCGCTTCTTCGCCCTGTGGATTACGCCTGTTACTCTTTGGTATGGTATGGATAGCGCATGTGATATTTCTATTAGGCGCTGCCCAGCACGGTATAGCCGTATTATCTCTATACTTTGCAGTGATAGGGCTCGGCCCTTGCGCTTACTTGTGTGTTGAGTGCCCCATGTTGATTTCACCATTATTTCTCTCCCCGCATCCATTTTATGTCTTTGAGTAACGCCATCTTGTCGCGGGTCACGGCTTCCAACTTCTGCGTTAGACGGGCGACCTCGGTCCGCTGCTTGGCTATTTTAGTCCGCAGCCGTGCATTTTCCTGTTCGAGAAGTTTCACCATGTCAGGGGCCTCGACTTTGGACGTATTGTCCACCTAGATGCCGTGTCTGTTTTGATGCACTGGGCCATAGAGTCTGGGTACTCGGCCAAAATAGTTGGGTATATATCGTCCATTGCATCGGCGCAGGTCGGCTGGTCCCGAAACGCTATTTGGGAAACGTAAACGTCGCCCTCGAACGCGTACGTCAACACGAGTAAATGCCAAAAAATCATTGCTGCATCTCCTTCAGTTTAGCGATGTAGTGTTTGCCCTTACCTGCATCGTCGCTGTCCTTCTTGCCTTGGCGTAGGGCATACTTGATGATGCTGGCTTTTAGGAACCCGATAAACTCCTCGGGGGTGAGCACAGCTTCCATTACGTCCCATGGCTGCAGGAACATGTCTTTGTAGTGAGAGCCCCCCACCTGCGTAGAGTTCGCGCTTGCAACGTCGACACTAAAGCGCCAATTTTCAGATGATATGCGGGCGAATATGTCGTGTACAAACTGGCGGGGGTACCCCAGCTCTAAAACTACTTCTTCGATAGTCGCTTGGCGGTTATCCACGAGGTATTGCCACACGTGGGTTTCTCTTTCGTTGAATGAGATGGTCATATTTTGTATCCTTCTTTCCTGCGGTTGCTCACAAATTGTGTCAGGTCGTCCTTGGCATGTTGGTATCGCTGATTAACGGAAGGGGATGCGTCCTCGCTCCTGTTAATCGCTTGGTGCTGCCAGAAATCTGCCTGCTGTCTCAGGAATCGTAGCTCTGCTTCGAGGGCGGGAGTCAGTTTGTCGTCGTGCATTAGGCTGAGAACCACGCAGCGTCTGGGGCCCATAGAACATGAGACGCCTTCTCCTGAGTTCCTCGGGCCCACACTTGTGCCTTGGCAACTTCCCCTGTCATGTGCATACGGCTCAAGGTCTTCTGCATGTGTAGGTCGGCCTCACCTAGCGCAGTGGCCAGCGCGGGTGCTGTTTGCGGGAACGCATTATTCTCGACGTCGAAGTAGTCGATGATCCGGTCTTCTAGCTTGGCTACCTCCACACGTGGCGTCGGCGCTGCAGCGGGCGTTTCAGTCATACGTGCGGCGTCGGCTACAGATGCCCCTACAGCTTTCCACGGGGTTTCTGGACGGTTGCCAGCGAAGTTAGGGAGCATGGTTAGCTCCCGCGTCTGGTCTTCTTCGATGCCGTGTTTGCGGGCAACCCTTGCAGCGATGAACACTTGTTCTCCGGTAGATACGCGGATGCCAAAGGTTGTAAGGGTTTCCAGCTGTGTTTCGATGTACACTGGTTCGGTAATCATAGTGTTGGCAGTCATAGTAATAGTCCTTCGGGGCTGGGTGTGTTTATATATTTGTCCACGCGGAGAGCACTTCTTCAGTGTCGTGCATGTTCGTTTCGTTTACGATCCAATCAAATCCTCCTGCGGTCTTGATGTCTTCCAAGTTCTTCTGCTGCAGTGCGGTAGTCTTACCCTTCCCCGCCTTACATTCGATACCGAAGAACAATCCTTTGTAGCATGCAACTATGTCAGGTACGCCGCTGCGCCCAAAACCACCCGTAACGGGGTAGAAGTAGTAGGCCCCCATCTTCTTCAGGTAGTTAGTCACTACTTTTTTGACCTTAGCTTCGGGTGTCATCGCCATTATATTTCTCCGTTTGTCGTAGTAACTGGTTTCTGTAATTGTGTATGAGGGGCCGTAGCCCCCCACGGTAGTGACTCACTACCTATTATAGGTGTACCCAATACGTTGATGCGTCGATCCTTCGACCTACACCTTCCACCGGTTCAATCGGCGGGGTGGGGTCTATCATCATTAGGGTAGCAACACGCTCTTGTACCCAAAGGGGTGCCTGTTGTATACTATCGTATAGTCCTAGAGCTGACGTGTCAACGCTTAGGAGCTCAAAAGCCATTATTTCTACCTCATTCGTAGTGGGATGTACTGTCACGCGGTACGTGATGTCATTGCTTGCGCTCACAGGGTTACTGCTCACTCAAGTAGAACACATTGTCGGCTATCTTGAGTCCAACACCTGCAACGTAATGGCCTTCTTCGACCATAGACAGCACCGAGATACCCCCTAATATACTTTCGGGTAGTTCCTCCTGTGCGTAGTCAAACGAGGTACTCCAATCCACGCCGTAAAGACTTCGATCATTGTCCACGTTATTGAACCCACGGAAACGTGTACTGTCGCCAACTGTGTAAGCCTCGACAAACGTATGCTTTCTATCCGTAAGTTGTTTACTGTCGGCCAACTCCTCCAGTGCAGAATACGATGCGCGGAGGTCAGCTTCCAACTCCTTGTTGATGAACTTATGGCCTGAGTTGAGCATGGTCTGCAGTTCGACCTGTAACGCACTAGGGGTACGCATGCGGTATGTGCTAGAGGGGAACAGGTTAAACTCCCCAGTGTTTACCACTTTGCTGTATGCCAATGTAGCCGCGGCCTTCACCGTAGACAGCTTGTCGTAGAACCCTGATTGCGCTTGTCCTATCACCTGACGCGCCGTCAACGGACGTAGGTACTTCATCGCGTTCTTGACACCCTTGGCTCGATGCAGGGTGCTAGATATGTATCTCCTTTCACCGTGCTGGTACTTGCTGTTCTGTATATTCGGTGAGAATACAGAGTACCGTTTCCCACCGTCACGATTGCTGTGGTCCGCATAGCATATCCAACCCATGATGTATGTGTCTTGTGGTCGGTACACGTACATGGATGAATCGCACCTGCGAGCCGTGTGCAGCCCACGAACAGCAGCTTTGAGGTCATTTGCCATATCCAGCACCCCGAAATTCTCATTGCCTAGATTCTCGTTGGCTTTGATGCTCTGTACTAATTCTAAGTGTAGCATTATTTATTTCCTCCCTTAACAAATCCTAGTTGGTTGTTGATGAATGTGTTGAAACGTACCCGCACAAGGGACAAGTCCTGCTTAGTTTGTACTGTTTTCGTGTAGTATTCCGTGTTCAGACCCCACGTCTGGTCAGTGCAGTTCCCTGCAAACACTACCCAGAACGCTAGTCGCAAGTCGTGTCCGCCATCGCGCACGATGGCACGTGCCATAGAAGCCCGCCCAATGTGCGATTGGCTGAAAGTAAGGATATGAAGTTCAGCCTCGCGCGCGCGCCGATAGTCCTCGTCCTCTAGTGGTAGTAGGGGTGACACGGCCATACCCCACTCAAAGAACTTATTGATGTCGTCCTTGAACTTGGCTTTAGCTTCTTTGTCCACATAAGGTTTCCGCGGTTCCTGCAGGCCGGTGCCTTCGACGTGCTGCCATTCGCTGTTGTCCTTGCGGCGAAACACAACCGCAGAGTTATCGTCGCGGAGCCTAATAAACTTAACTATCTTACTCATCCAATTACTAGAGGGCTTGACTTGGTACGCCTCGTACACCCGTCGCGGCGTGGTGCGTACTTTAGCTAGGTAGTGGGTAGTCGTAGGACCATTACCCTGATACTGACCCACGTCCCTCACCGTAAGGCGTTGGGTACCCGCCTGTGTAGTGAAGAGCATATACGCGGGGGTGTGGCGGCTTAGAAAAGCGTTGTGGGCTTCGTGAACACCCGGCCCCCACCCATTACGGATGGTTACTTGGTCTGTGCCGTCACGAAGTCTACGCCACACGACGGGTGCGTACTTCTCCAGCGTCTTGTTTACAGCGGGAACATTATAGAGCACGTACCCATAATCGGGGTACACACTATCACCGAATGTAAATCCGAAGGTTAGTGCGTAGCAGTTGGCGCTGATCTTAACGATGCGTTCGTACTTACGACTGCGATCCCCGATAGGGCGTATGTCTTTGCCTACGTTGCCTCTACCACGCACGGGCGCGATGTTATTGTAGTGAGCCACTACCTCGGCGAAAGTAGAGTAGTTTGAAAATGTTAGTGCCATTGGCTAGTCTCCTGTTGCTTGATTAAGTAGTCTGGGTTTCTTCGTACGCATCCAATACTATTTCGGCCACGTACTCTGCGACAGTTCCGCATCCGCATTTCTCTGCCTCGTCAAATAGCCACTGCGCTTGGTCCACTGACAGCGCGGCTTTTACCTCCTTGAACGAACCCCAAGTCAGCGGCGACTTGCGGAACACTGCGTCCAAAGTCTTGACCCGAGGTGTGCAGTCACCGCTTTTTCGCCCTCTGCATATGGTCATAATGACAGACTTTTGTTCGACACCCGTATGTGCTGAAATCTCACCTGCCGAATGTCCTTCGTTGGCCATCGCCCAGATAGTTCTCGTCGCGGGGTGTAGTTTGCGGTTATCGGTCATTCCGGTTCTCCCCTTGTTCAGCTTTTGAAATGCGATTGCGAAATCACAGCCTTTAGCGCCACAACCTCTGCAACCATGCGCTGCGAAACCTTGAATTGCTCAACAGTACCATCGCGCTCATATTCAGCGTCAATAAAACCCATTGCTGCAATGGCACTCTCTAATGCGTCGATTTGGCCAAGCACCCGATTGTGAGCGCGACCATCTTCTAAAAATGCAATATATTCATCTGTCGTCATTTCGGTTTCTCCTATTTATGTTGTGCGGTTTATCCGTGTTCATCCCAACCGTGCTTATTTTCCTAATGCGGCTTGTCTTTCAGTGGGTGGCGTGAGGCTCTAAGGCCCGCCACATAACCCGCGTTAAATGGGTCATAATGCCATCCAGAGCCGTCAATCCAATGCGCCAGAGATATGAGGAAATCGGCTATTCTAGCCCGCAGCTCAGATGCAAGCATCCCTTCGCGGTCTATCCTGTCGTTGTGGTTAATCATTTTGTCTCTCCTATTGTGAACAGTTTTTAACAATCGTGTAGACTTCACCACGCCACTCAACATAGCGGACCCGAAGATCACCGACGACCTCGCCATCAAGGTCTTGACCCATCTTTGAGGCAAGCCAAAGCCGTATCGGTGAAACACCCAAAGACCGGATACTGGCACGGCATCTTATTCCTACGTCGAGCATCGTTCAGTGCCTCGTATTGTGTATAAGTCCACGTTAGCCTCCTTTAAATTTTGTGCTTTAGCCCGCATCTCATCGCGGTCTATTCTGTCGTTGTGGTTAATCATTTGCTTCTCCCCTAAACGCTGCCATAATTTGCGCGACGTGGTGCGCTTGGGCTGCGGCTTTGGCAGTGTTGTCATCATCATAGGAGCCTATGAAAGAACCACGGCAGATAAGCCCCACCATACCAGACGTTGTATCTGTTAGATGATAATTTTTTTCCCCACTGCTACGACACATGCACATGTTCGCATACCAAACCAACGGCACCACCATGTCAGGCAACGCTGTGATGATTTCGTCGGCCGTATACTGTGCATCTGAACGGTTCCAAGGATAACCCATCTCCATCAAAACAATTTGTGCAATCTCATCCCTCATACTCATAACATGTAACGCCCTATCCATTCACGTAACTCTTCAACGGTCGTCGCTTCCGACAGAGTACGCTTCTTCTGATCTATGAACGTCTCGTGTCCCTTATCAGCCCGCTCATATTTTAGCTGCTCGACACTTAGCACGTGGCCGAACGGGGTTTCTGGTACTGTGATCTTGGTCATTCTATCTATCTTTCTGTAAAGCGTTTCTCGCCATTGTTTCGATCTGGTCGCCCGATAATTCACTGCCCCTGCTTGCTAGAAACGCCAGAGCAGTAGACATTGCATCTCTCTGCCGAACAAGTTCACGCGCTATGTCAATAATCTCGCCGTATCCAGACCCGCTAATTCCGCGCCCGTCTGCAACATAATTGATAATCGGGTTGCATATTTTCTGCTCAACGGTCTTTTTACTTGTGTCAGTCATCGGTTTTCACTCTCTTTTGTGCGGGGTGGTGGACAGAAATGTATCCGTCAGGCAATTCTTTGGGGCAGCGGTAAAAAACGCTAATCACTACGCGGTCTTTATCAAACACAACCCAGTATTCAGGGAGCATCTCAACTTCCGTAAGTTGGTTGGTTGACAAGGTAGCGGTTCCGTCGGCTCTCCAACCGCCAATGTGCCATTCACCTGAACGGCCTTGGGTAGCACCATGTACAGGTTTAGCACCTCCCCCATCGGTAGAATAAATACGCACCGGATTGCCTGCGGCGTTTTCGTAGGTTTTGTTAGTATCAACGATCATCGGTCTGATCCTTTTGTCGGGGCGTCTACGATAACCAGCCGAGGCTCGTGGCGTACTTCGACCTCAGTGATCGGCACCCAATCTCCGACACCGTTCAAAACCTGAATTTCATAACCGTCTGGCGTATCACCCTCGCCCTTACCTATTATCGTGTGTTGAACGACACGTATGCTCTTCGATAAGTCCATTAGTTTTCTCCTTGGTTAGAGTTACGATTACATGTTCTTTAGAGCGAACAGTGCATTGCGAGTTGGAGTGTCTTCTATTTTGCTAAGAGCATCCGCAAACTCAGCTTCCCAACATCTTTTGCGGTGGGCCCAGATGCCTTCTTCAGGGTCTCGTTCCACGAGTTGAGTTGTTCTTACTGGGAATTTCATTAGTTTTCTCCTTGGTTTGTTTTTAGGTTAAAATCCGTCCCAGCCGTGTGAGCGCATGAAGTCGAACACCTTTTCCCATCGTTCGTCTTTATCTAGGTCCATGAAATACTTAAACTGGGTAGCTTCCTCAGCTTTCGCCTCGTTTTGTTCTGCCTCCTCCTGTTGAAGGTGTTCGCTGCACATGCCAAGACTCCCGTTGTTGTGGCTCTCTCCGCACACGTCGCAATATCTCCTACTCATATCGCCACCCCTTCCATACGAGAAGCAACGGTATCGGCGCTCTGCTCTACCTGCAACATTGCACCTTCATCTCCGTTGTCGGTGGATAGCTCGACGTGGCAACCACCACCATCCTTGAAAAGAATAGGGTAAATAGCTACGACATGGTCCTTGGCAACGTAAATCTTGCGATGTGGTGTGCCATTGAGGGTCTGTGTCACTGTGAACATACGGTTCTTAATCATTGTGTTGGCTTCCACGTTCTAAAGTCTGGTTGTCCGTCTGCATTGATCTCAACAGTGCCAGAAATGCGGGTCGGTGCAATGCGGTAGGCGTAGCCATCAAGCAAGCTATTCTTGCTCTTAACTATAGGTGTCCATCCGTCGTGCAAAACGCTAAATGTTTCCAAATCCCTCCCCTCACGCTGCGCCAGCAACAACGCGCCTTTGTCCGCGTCGCACATGTCCTTGAATACAGGAGGGGCCGTGCCTTGGACCTCGATCAAGTCCTTGGGATCGTTTATATACGTGTTGTTGCGGCCCTCGCTGGTCCATTGCTCAAAGCCCGCGCGGCCCGCTATGATGCCAATGATGGGGAAGTCCCCTGCAAGGTCGCGTCGGGTGATCGTAACTGCCCGACCAGAGCGGGTTTGATACTGTTTGCCTTTAGTAATTAAGGTCATGTAATATCTCCTTGGTTGTTTTTAGGGAATACCCTAAATTTTACTTGCGTGTCACTTGCCAGCCAGACGAATTGTATACAGGCAACATTTTCGCTGTCTTCGTGTCGTGGACCGTGATCCAGTTACAGTCATATATGCTGTTACGTATATAATCGGGGCATCCTTGTTGGGACACCATCATACGGTGCCACTGGTCAGAATCAGACATAAGCTCTTGCATTATAACCCACGACAGATACTCGCGGCGGTAGGTCGGCGGCAGATCGTCCCGCACCATAGGCCACATTGCACCGTACCATTCGCGGTACTCTGTGTATCGTGTTGTGGCGAGAACCTTCTTGGCGGCCTTGCGGTTGATTACATCCTTCGTGAACACCGCGTCAGTCTTGACAACTTTACCCCGCACCGTAGCGCTGTTGTATATCGGGTGCGCAGTGCAATCCTCGTCGCGGTAATGGCCAAGTATAATCTGGCTGCCCTGCTTAGATAACGATGCGTTACTCGGCATGAACGCAGACGCAAACGCGTCGGTTGAACGAGAAGAATAAGAGTTTATCGTATAGCTGTTGTTGCGGTGCCAGATTACTACTTCGGTGTGGTGGTAGCGGAACACCACGTCACCTTTCAAGTCTATGCTCACCCCCATCTGCTTACTGTTTGCCTTACCTTTGATACGACGTTCCTCACCGTACTCACCCGTCACGAGGCAAGACTTGTAAAAGTCCACCGCGTCGGCGTGTGAGTTGATGTTGCGTATAGCTGCTGTGCTCATATTTACTGAAAAAGACATAGTCTTATTCCTCCTCGGGTTCTATTTGGCCGTTGCCGCCGCAGTTCTCACACTCGGCCCAGTAATCCTCATAATAGCCATGCGGGTTTGAGTTAGACATTGGCACTGCACGTTCGTACTCTAAGTCTCCTTCACCGTCACATTCTGGACACGTCGTGCTCTTCGTCAGGGTCATAGTTCTACCTCCACTTTTACGGTTACGCGTATGCGGTCCCATAGTTTTTCGATAAGGACACCGTCGTCGTCGCTGTCGTCGCTTTCTTCTATGTCTTCTGTTTCCTCGCCCACACGCACGAACCTGTACGCTATCTGCATGTCCCGTTCCTCCTTGAAGGTGTCGGCCAGAGCCATCATGTGTTCTAGCCCCTGCACATCGTCGTAGCTTTCATACCACTTCACATAATCCCCGTGATAATACAGGATGTTGTCTTCCTTCCGTTCCCACACCTTTAACAGGTCATACTTTTGCACCTGCGGGTTGATAGCGTAGACCGCCAAGACTTCCTCTAAGTCAGCCTCGCTACTGAACGCGACACCGATATGCACTTCACTCCTGTACCCCATCTCACATCTCCCTTGATTTGATGTTCACAGTCACGCCCACGTCGGGCTTGGCACCTAGATTGTCCATGATGCACCACAACACAGGCATGCCCCATTGACCCCAGCCACCGTATAGGTGCCCATCTGTCAGCACGATTGCCGCTTGCGCGTTGATGTTGTTATCCCGAATGTAATCGGTAACGCAGGTAACGTCTGTGCCGCCGCCGCCTTCTGGTTTGGTAGACTGCGCAAGGTCATCGAGTTCGTGCTTGTCGTACTTCTCGTCACGACATACCGCGGTGTCCCAATACAATAGACGTACGCCGTCGGGGTGTACCGTATCACATATCTCTTTGACCTCGGTGAGGAACGCAGACAGTTCTCGCTGTCCGATCGAGCCTGACGTGTCGATTGCCAATACCAGTTCCCCGACTTGCTCACTGATACCGCTTGGCATGTATAGGCCAGAGGACAAGTACCTGCGGTTGGGGCGGCGGTATGTAGAGTAGTCGCTACCTGCACACGTGGACGTGACAAACTCTCGTAGGGTCTCGCGCCAGTTGATCTGCGGCTGGAGTAGTTCGTGTAGGTCGCGATCACCGCCGCTACCCATCTTACCTGCAGCAAGTGCGCCTTGGCGTATTGCCTCGTCGAGTTCTCGTGCGAGTCCCCGTTGTTCCTCGGCGGTGAGTTCCTGTGCACCATCCCAATCGTGTTCATCGAACGGCTGCTGTCCGTTCTGTAGTGAGCCACTACCCTGTCCGCTACCACCACCTTCGCCGTCTTCGCCGTCACCCTGCTCAGAACCTTGATTGTCTTGGTCTTCACGCAGCAAGTAGTACACCTGTGCGCTGTCCATGCCAGCATACTTGGTGTCGTAACATCCCCCTTCGAGTACGCCTGTCATAGTTGCGAAGCGATCCGCATTGTCGGCCACAATTTTGTGGTTGATAACGTAGTCACACGCCATGTTCGCAAGATGTGCGTCCTGCTTGTATAGGTGTTGCCACGTAGTCAGGTGCCGGAACAGTTTGTGATACACCTCATGCAACACCAAGAACCTTAACTCGGCGTCGTTGAGTTGGTCTACAAACTCACGTCCGTACATCTCGTCGCAACCATTGGTACACGCGGTCGGTACGTTGGGGTCATCCACCACGTTGCGGTCCCCGATCATCAGTACCCCTGCGAGTGCCGTGTATTTCGGGTTCCCCATGATGGAGACAACGGCTTTCGTTAGCCGCTGCTCCTCGGTTAGTCGGTTTCGTAGTAACATCTTAGTTCCTCCACCACATCATCTGCTTCCACCACGTAGGTTTCGGCTTGTATTGTGGGGCTCTACCCAAGTTAAACGCAACGGAACCAACGTCGACGTCGGCGGGTGCGTCGTCTTCGTACACCGGAAGATCAATAGGTAGTGAGCCACTACCCTTCTTGGTCAAGTTCAATGCGAAGCTGCGGTTGTAGATACGGGTCACGGGTACGTCCATGATAGTAGAAATAATGTTCGGCCTTACGTTAGCCTCCCGCAGTTCTATAAGTCTCGCGTCCAATTCCTTGGTCCATTTGATATTTTTACGTTTAGCCATTAGTCTTCTCCTCGTTTGCTGTGACAACTTCTGCGCTGCTTGCACCCACTGTGCTTTTGAAATCTACCTTGGCATGTTTCATTGCCTCGGCTACGTTCTGGGCATCCACGCGCATCACGCGCTCGACCAGTCCTTCAACGGTTACATAATAGGTTTTCATGTTATCGGCTCCTCCAGTTTGCCTAGCCACATGGCCATTTTATGAGCTTCCCTTGCGTCGGCATGGCTGCACTGTTTGGCTTTCATGTAACGGTCGATCCAATCATATCTGTCCCAACGGGGCTGTGCCGCCCGCGTTGCCTCTTTTATCCACCTGATGTCTTCGGCGTAGGCCATCACACCTTATCCGCTGTGTAGAGGTGTGTGTTCTTCATTGCCCAAGCGGTGAACTTCTTGTTGGTCATCACCATAGACTGCTTGGAATACTTCGGTGCTCTAACGCCGTTAGCGAACATGGCCTGTGCCTCAGTGTCGAGCCTCGGCAGGTAGTCCATCCACGCACTGAGCCATCCAGACTCCAGTGATGCGAGTGTCCGATACACCACCATACATACAGCTGCGGCGCTGGTCGGAACCTTGGCGTTCATCGGATCATCCTTGATAGACTGTAAGCTAGGCAGTTGGTCAGATAGTGCGACGAACGCCATCAAGTCCATTGCCCCACGATCACCGATTGTACCCATCAGGGCGGCGGTCAGTGTCACATCGTCGAAGTGTTCCCGTGTCTTGAGTATATCCGACGCTGCTTCGAGTGAGCGAGGTGTAACAAACGCAGCGCGTTGCTGCTTGGGGTGGAAGATGTAGGGGTTCTCGTTAGGGTCTTTGACGTCCTCGAACGATGCCATCAGGTGCGGGTTGTCTTTGACCCAGCCTAGCAAGCTGTGGTCTACCGCGTTGTTGATACCCCACTCGATCCAATCCATGTGGTCGGTCTTCTTGATCTGCACCACGGTCATACGGTTACGTGCGTGAGGTGGGATCATATCACCCACACCTTCGGAACCCTTGTTCGTTGTCGCGAAGACAACACTGTCAGGGTGTAGTGTGTAACTACCAATTTTGCGTTCTAATATGAGACAAGTCAGGGCGGTCTTCACTGCGGGGTTCGCCTTACCAAACTCGTCGAGCATCAGAATGACGGGCCCCTCCAAGTGCATACCTAGTTCTTCGTGGGGGATCATACGCACACAGCCGTCGCGTTCGATCGACTGCATGGACGGGATCATAATGTCGCCAAGGTCTTTGGTGGTCGCGTCGAAGTACACCTTCCTATGTGTGGGCAATTCGGCTCCCAGCATGTGTATCATGGACGACTTGCCGTTACCCATGTCACCTTGGGCGAGGATGGTACGTTTACTGCCCACCGCTTTGATTAGCGATACACATTGGTCGAGGCTCAGTGCGTACATTGCCTGTGCTTGATTGGTCATGTTGTTCTCCAGTAGTTGTTTTGTAGTGAGTCACTACAGTTCAGTTGTTTCCGCAAGAAAGATATTACATAGGCGCTCGACAGCTTGGTCGGGGGTCACGCTCATGCCCAGCTCTTTCGACATTACGACACGTACTTCGTGTACGAGCTGCGATGTAGTCTTGAGTGGCTTGGCCAATTCGTTGTTAAAGATACCCATGTTGTCCTCCTTACAGGTCCATTGTTGGTAGTGATTTGATCGCAGCATCTACTGCGGCCTTGGTCGACGCACGGAACACATCGTCCGCACGTAACGCATCGGGGGTCACGCCAGACATCGCGGTCTCTAGGTTATTGGCCATCGCGGTCATCTGTGTAGAGTTACCCACGTTGCATACGCGCAACAGTTCGATCATGTCATTGACGTTGCCGACCAGTGTATCGCGGAAAACCTTGCGGTCTTCTTTGCTGCCATAGTCGAGCCGTTCGGACATGCTGTGCAGTGCCTTGTGTAGACGTTGCCACACGTCGTTCATCGCGTTGTTGAACTGCTTGCCGTAGAAGTCGGCGTATGTATCACGCAGTTCACGCAGTGCGGTGTTGCCAATGTCCACTCGGAAGTCACCTGCATCTGGCAGCGGCATGAAGTTCATATGGAACGCAAACTTACGCATGAGGCTCTCGGCGGTGGGGTAGTCTTCACGCAGGAACAAGTCACCCAGCTTGAGTTGTACGTCCACCACCTCGTCGTTGTACGATTTGAGGAAGTCACCGACGAGCATCTCGAACTCGTTCTGCATGCGGGACATTGCGTAGGTGTATTTGCTGTGCTGCGCAGTTGGCAACAGACGCATACCTGAGTTGGACCACGGCATCGTCATGTTGATGTGCATGTTCCGTGTGGCTGTCACGTGCGTCTGTATCGCGCTCAGTGTATCGGAGTTGGCTAGGAGTTTCTTGTTGACGTTGGCCACACCTTTGGCGGCGTGGTTGTCAGAGGTTACGGCTTCGGAGGCGCGTTTGTCTTTCTTGCGGCCAGCCCAGTTCGAGATACTTACCTCGACGAGCATAGCGGAGGACGACAGGGTTGGTGCTTCGGCTTGTAGTGAGTCACTACCTTGGTTCGGGATCATCTGAATTATAGTAGACATATTATTCTCCTGTGTGTTTGTTCAGCCCAAAATCTTCTTGAGCGCCGTGTGGATGTTGTCGTCGTCGAGATACTCGTAGATGCCTCGGCCAAACCATTCCTCGCGGGTGGCGAGAGGTATTTGATAAAGCATGTTGAACCGGAAACTGCGGGAGCTATAACCGCAGAGCAGGTGCTTCCTAAACAGACCCGCGAAGGATAGGCCGTCCTTGAGCTGGATCGAGGCGATTGCGTTTTCCAACGCGTGAAAGTCACCGGCGGTCATCTTCATGTCATCCCTCCTGTGTATTTGTTGAGACCCTTGAGGTCGTTGGGATTGGTGATGAGGGTCGCACCTTGCTTGTGGGCGATGGGTGCTACTGTCCAACCGGCTCGTTGTTGGACGGCGTATGTATCACCGCAGTCTAGGCAGAAGTTGTACCCGAGTTGTTTTCGGCGTGGGTCAAAGGACTGGCCGCATGAACGGCAGTGAGCTTTGATTGGCATGGTGGTCTCCTTTGCGTGGTTGAGTAGTGAGTCACTACAGTTGGGTGGTTGGTTGGTTGACTGGTCGGCAGGTGGGGCAGCAAGTGCTCTTCCTCACGACATATACCTATAATAGCAGGGTTCTTCACCAATGTCAAGTTTTCTGAGTAGTTATAGTGGTGTGTGGTGGGGCCTGATGTCGTGGGGTGGTGGCTGATGGTGCTCAGTGGTGTGGCGTGTGTTACGGGTAATGTTCTCGTGCTACGGTAAAGTTCTTTAAGTATGGTGGTGTATGGTGGGTGTTAATTGGCTAAGTGTTTGATTACAAACGAATGTTCTGCGTGTTTTGTAATGTTCCGTGCTAAGTCATTGATATTACAGCAATGTTCTAATGTTCCTCGAATCCCAGACAAGCGAGGGTTTTTTGAAAAGTTTAAAGGAAGGGTGGTATCGCATTAGAGGGGGGGTCGCATACGTAGAGCTATTATTTTTTAAAGGAACATTAGGAACATTAGGAACATTATAACTTTTTCAATAACTTACAGAGGGTCCAAAAAGAACTTCTTCGGAACATTAGGAACATTGCTGTGGAACATTACCCCCTTAATTGCGTGGGTACGCGTATTTTGTGTGTTTGTAGTGCCTCACTACCAATTTAGGGGGTTGACCTGCGCCAAAACAGATAGTAAAAAACACGTAGTGTTTTTCACCAAGCACTTTTCACCCCTACATC